GAAGCTAAAATCAACCGTAGCGGACTAGAGCGAGAAGCCTCTAAAATGCTTTCTGAGGGCGGTATCTCGGTAGACGATAAAATCCTAGGCTTTGTTGTCAAAGATACCGCAGAAGCTACACAGGAGGCTGTAGAAGGCTTTGTTGCATTAGTGAATGAACTTGCTGATAAAAAGGTCAGTGAGAAACTAAAAGGTAAGACACCGAAGAAGATGGAAGACACTTCAGCTGGTGAGATTACCAAAGAACAATTTAACAGAATGGGTTACCAGAGTAGGAATGAACTGCTCCAAAACAACCCAGAACTTTATCATAAGTTGAAAGGATAATAGACAATGACACAAACTAAAATTGCACAAATGGTCAACCCTGAAGTAATGGCTGATATGGTATCAGCTAAGCTTGACAAAATGATTAAATTCACACCACTTGCTTACGTTGAGCGCATGCTTGTCGGACAACCAGGTACTACAATCACAGTTCCTAAATGGGAATACTCTGGTGACGCTAAAGATGTAGCTGAAGGTGAAGCTATCACTCCTGACCAATTGACTACTAAAAAATCTACAATGACAATCAAGAAAGCTGGGAAAGGTATCGAACTTACAGACGAAGCGGTTCTTTCTGGATATGGTGACCCAATTGGTCAAGCTACACATCAAATCGCCTTGGCTATTGCTAACAAAGTAGATAATGATTTGATTGAAGAAGCTAAGAAAGCTACTCAATTCGTAGCTGAAGCCCCTACAACTGGTGATGCACTCGATAAAGCTTTGGCAGTCTTTGCGGACGAAGAAGATGCACGTTATGTTGCTCTTTTGAACCCTGAAGACGCAATTGCTTTGCGTAAAGATACTGCCAAAGAATGGGTTCGTGGTTCAGAAATCGGTGCTAACATCGTTGTTTCTGGGACTTTTGGTGAAGCGCATGGCGTTCAAATCGTACGTTCTAAGAAAGTTGAAAAAGGTAAAGGTTTCCTTGTTAAAGTTTCAGCTGTTGACACAGATACAGAAGATGTTGCTAAATACGGAGCATTCGTTATCAATCTTAAACGTGATGTAGCTATTGAAACAGACCGTGACATCCTCAAGAAAACTACTGTTATCACTGGTGATGAACACTACGGTGTATACTTGTACGATCCTTCAAAAGTCGTTAAATTCGGAGGTGCTTAATGGGAATGATGTTAAGACGACATCATCCTAAAAAGCCTGCTGAAACTGAAGTTATCGATTACAGCGACTTAACGGTTAAAGATTTAAAAGATATTGCCAAAGAGCGCAATATCGAAGGTTATTCAACATTGAACAAAGAGGACCTTATCGCAGTATTGGAGGGATAACATGGCAAATATCGTTCAAGCAAAGATATTGCTAGGGATTGAGGATAATCTTCAAGATAAGTTGCTCACAACTATAGCAATGTTGACAACTGCTAATTTTTTAGCCTATGCAGGCGTGGATGATGTCCCAGAAGGCCTTGAGTATATCATTACCGAGGTCATAATTAAACGTTTTAATAGGATAGGTGCTGAAGGGATGAGTAATCATTCCTTAGAAGGCACATCTATGACATTTAACTCTGATGATTTCAAAGAATACGATAGTGTGATTAAGCGAGTTTGCTCAAAAACGTTCAATGCGGGGTTTAAGATGCTATGAGATATAACGATAGAGTGGAGATTATCGCTAAAAAACAAGAAGAGTATGATCCAGAAACTGGCGAATACAATTCTGGTAACGATGAAGGCTTAGTTGTGCCAGCTTATGTTATGGATTTAAGTTTGAACAAACAAACTGCTCTTTTTGGCGAATATAAGCGTGGTTCAAAAGTGGTTTATTTCCAAAATGCACCTAAAATCGCATTCACTTATCTCAATTATCGAAAAGAACGCTATAAATGCAGGGCAGATAAGCAGTCTGGAAGAGTATTCTATTTAGAGAAGGACAACTCTATTGGGTAGCTTACAATTTGAACTAAAAGGCCTTGATAAACTTCAAGCCAAACTTCAAAGAGTGGCTAAGATGGAAGAAGTGGAGCGTATTGTTGAGAAAAATGGCGAAGCCATGCAAAAGAAAGCAGTTAAAAACGCTAAATTCAAAGGTCATTATAGAGGCAAGAAATTCATAAAACCCACTGGTGCTACTAGGGGCTCTATCTCTGTTAACAGTAGCAAGATAGATAGGTTTAAGTATCGAGTAGCGCCTGGGACTGATTATGCTGCTTACGTTGAATTAGGAACTCGCAAAATGAGCGCACAGCCGTTTATCAAGCCAGCTTTTGATGATCAGAAGAAACTTTTTAAAAATGATTTGGAAAGGTTGGTTAAATGAAATCAAGAGAGCAAGCAGTTTTTGACAGCGTATTTAAACGTTGTCTTTTTTTGGGTTATAAAACATACGATTACAAGCCAGACGACAACGTTCCTTATCCGTTCGTTGAATTTGAGGACACGACGACGAATCTCGTTCCAAATAAAACGGATGTGAAAGGTACAGTAGAGTTGGTTTTGTCGGTGTGGAGTACCCGTAAAAAACGCAAACAAGTATCAGATATGTGTTCGAATATCTTTGCTGAAGCGATGAAGATTAGCGAGGCAGATGGCTATCATCTAGCTTTAAATATCTCGCAGTCTACAATATCGCTTTTTGACGACAACACGACAGTCGAACCGCTGAAACGTGGTCGTGTTCGTTTAGTATTTACAATTTTATAAAAGAAAGAGGATAAAAAATGCCAATTGCAAAAAAAGGGATTGACAGTATTCTATTGTTCCGTTTACTAAGTGAAGCAAGCAAAGCTGACGGCGCTAAGTTAGCATTCCAGACTGAACATTCATCTGAAAAGAGCCGTGACGCTAACTCAGTTAAGACAAAAGATGGCGTTCTTCAATCTGTCGGTGGTATTGAGGTTTCAATCACTGCTACAACGATCATGGCAGAAGATGATGAACTTGTTGCTAAACTTGAAAAAGCAATGGATAAGGGTGAACTTATCGAAGTTTGGGAAATCGAGAAGAATGCTAAGAAACAAGGTGACAAATACGAGTCAGTGTACTATCAAGGTTACTTGACATCATTCAAGAAAACCAAGAACGCTGAAGATTTGATTGAGTTAGAACTTGAAATTGCAGTAAACGGAACTGGTGTCAAGGGATATGCTACTCTTAACGCTAGCCAAGCTGAAGTCGTTCAGTATGAGTTTGCTGACACTACTAAAACAACAACTAGCTCACCAAGTTCTGTAACTTCAGTTTCTGGAGTACCTGGTATCGGTGGATAGAAATTAAGAGAGGTTCATGCCTCTCTTTTTTATTGTATTTTTTAGAAAAAAGGAGAAACAACAATGCAATTAGTAATCAATGGTAAAACTCACAATGTAAAATTCGGTGTTAAATTCGTTCGTTCACTAGATAAAGCTTATCCAATCGAACGACAAGGTTTGAAATTCGGCATGGCTCTATCTGCTAAAATTCCTGAATTGTACGCTAAGAACATCGCTTCATTAGCCGATGTTATCTATCACGGGACAGTCACAGAAAGCCCACGACCTTCTTTGGTTGATGTTGAAACATTCGTTGAAGAGCATGAAGATTTAGAGCAGTTGTTTGATGATGTACTTCAAGAATTGAGTGAGTCAAATGCGGGTAAGTCTTTGATGTCGGAGATGAGCCAAGGCCTCAAGAAATAGTTGAGAAATCATCTCTTGAAACGTTTGAGGAAATCATTATAAATTGTGTCCGATTTTTGAATATCACAGACATGAACGAGATTGGTCGTATGACAATGTATGAGTACGACTTGTTAATGACTGGGGTGTTGCTAAGAAAGCAAGATGAAGATGAACTCTTGCATCGTTCTGCTTGGTTGTCTAGACAGGTAGAAGCTACCAAATCGGATGGTAAAACTCCTTTATATCGAAGATATAGTGATTTTTACAAGAAGAAAGATACTGCGAAACATAAGTATCAACTCTCAGAGAAAGAGAAACAACTCTTACTGAGAGCAAATATGTAACGAAAGGAGGTATATAATGGCAGAAACTTATTCAGTCGAAGCGGTGCTTACTGCGGTTGACAAAGGAATGAGTTCTACTTTGAACGGTCTACAGAAAGCTATCAACGGACTTCAAAAGACATCATCTGCATTTGATACGATTTCAAATAAGAGTGGTTCAATGTTCAAATCGATGTTGGGCGCTAATCTTGTTAGTTCAGCGGTAACTTCAGCTTTTGGAAGTATCAAGAATTCTTTGGGTGAAATGGTTGGTGAGTTGAACAGTTCCAAGAAAGCATGGGACACGTTCGATGGTAACCTTAGCAAGCTAGGCTGGGGGAAAGACCAAATTAACGAAGCTAAAGAGGCCATGCAGGACTATGCGACTAAAACCATCTACTCAGCTTCAGATATGGCTAGCACATTCTCGCAGATGGCTGCAATTGGTCGTCGAGATAGTGGTGAACTAGTTAAGGCTATGGGTGGTCTTGCTGCATCCGCTGAAAATCCGAAACAAGCCATGAAATCCTTGTCTCAACAAATGGTGCAGGCTTTAGCTAAACCGAAGATTTCATGGCAAGATTTCCGCGTCATGATGGAACAAGCTCCAGCAGGTATGAGTGCCGTCGCTAAAGAGATGGGAATGTCTTTAAATGAGTTGATTACTAAAATTCAAGCAGGACAAGTCAAAACAGATGATTTCGCTGAAGCGTTTAAACGTGCAGGGATGTCGATGCAGGACATGGCCACAAGCTACAAGACGATTGATCAAGCGTTAGACGGTTTGAAAGAGACGCTAGCAAATAAACTGAAGCCAGCTTTTGACGCATTATCTAAAGCAGGTATCAAGGCTCTTGAAGCTATCATGAATCAGCTTGATAAGATTGATTTTAATAAATTAGCAACAAACCTTGAAGATGTGTTAAATAAGATTGATTTTGACTCAATCATGAAAAAGATTTCTGGATTTGTAACAAACGCAGTATCTAAAATGAAGGAATTTTGGAAAGGTT